TTGCGCAAAGAAAATAGGACACATGCCCGCCGAGGGGATGCATACGCCCACCTTGATTTGCTCACCCATTTAGCATCGCTCCGCATTGGCCGGACACGAGCGGCGACGGGTAAGCAGTCGCCACTTTTTGCTTGAGCCTGGCAAGCTGTTCCGGCGCCAAGTCCAGTTCGCCGCCCTTGAGGCAGCGCTCAGCAAGCTGCACGTCGGCGATCTTCAGGCCGGGGTCTGCGTCCACATTCGGCATAAGCAGGGACTCGGAGCAACAGAACCCGAGCGTTAGCTTCTGTTCCGTACCGTCGACGAACATCGGCTTTCCGGTACGAAAGTCCTGCAACTGCTGCGAAAAATCAATCTTCACGGTTTCCTCTCGTTGGTTTGGTTACATCGCCGTACGCAAAAGCGGTATTGATCGGGGCGGGATGTTGACCGTAACGTCGTCGCCGCCCCACAGCAAGCCGTCCGACGTTTGCGCGTCCGAGCCGGGAACGAACTCGACGCGGGAAAAAGGATAATGCACGGCGGCATACGTCGCCACACCGGAGCCGTCGGCCGTTACCGCGGCGATTTGCATTCCGCCATGCGTACGGAGGTTCACCGTCGATGACGGCGTAAGGCCGCGAATGGTGATCGTCGGCGAGGTCGTCGCCGAGAGCAACCGGACGTTCCCGGTAATGTCACAGGCGGACACTGCTATGTTCGTTCCGGTGGTGTAATTGGTGTCCGTCACGTTGATCTGCAGCTCGCCCCCGAGCCACGCCTTCAGCGTCGAGCCGATGCAGGAAAAGCGTATGCGCATCATCGGGCCGATTTCCGTTCCGGCATTGGTCACGGACCCCGTTTGCAGCAGAGTGCCATTCACGGCGTACAAGGCCAGCCAGTTTGAGCCCGGCTGATTCCGCACCCGCAACTCGTAACCGTTGCTGCTGCCGTTGTAGCGCAGGCGGAAACCGATGAAAGCATTGGAATTACCCGTGCTCGTCCAGTCAACCTCGAATTCGGCGACGATGTCGGTGTGCGAGAGCGTATAGGTGTAGGTATTAACGGCCGTCGTCGCGTTCGAGTAGTGCAGCCTGTTGGCGGAGGGTTGTCCGATCGCGCCGTAGATCGAGCGCCCGAGGTGGCCACCCGAGGCTTGCGTGGAAGTCGGAAAACTGTCGAACGACAGCGGAATATATCCGTTCTCCTGGATAAGCGTTCCGTCGGGGCCGGTCAAGTGATATGCGACGCCGACGGCCTTTGCGTTGCATGTATCGGGGTCGAAAATACGCTGTGTGACCCATATCGTCCCGCTGCCGAATCCGGTAAGCGTCGACGAAAACACCATTGCGTTCTGGTCGGTATATACGCCACTCGGGTTGATAAGGTTCACCAGCATGACATACGTGGAAAGACCGGAATGGTAGAAAACTCGCGGATTCTCAGCGACGCGCGGCCCGTCGAAATTGCTCGACGAGAGCATGGGCGTTGCATTTACAGTCCACGTACCTGTTGGCGATGAAGCGGTCGCATATCCAATCTTGAAAGCGTCGCCCGTCGTCGCGCCTTCGACAAACTGGTAATACGTTCCTCCCGAGAGGTACGTGCAGGAAGGCAGAAGATCAACATCCGCCCATTGACCCGAGGCCATCAGCGGAACGTTCTGGTTCCATGTCCACGGCCCGAGCGGAGACGACGCGGTCCAGATATCCCACAGATACGGAACGGCCGGAAGGCCAGTATTCGGCGAGCCGAACGTGTTCTGCGCCGCTGCACGCTGGAAAATGTATTGAGAGCCCCGCTGCTCCCTGAACCCCATCGCCGTCGCCGCCCAATTGCCGCCGGTGCCGTTGGTGATTGCGCTATTGTCCGCGCCTTGCTTCGTCCACGTGACGCCGCGGTCGTAGGAAATCGCGGTGAATGTGCGCCAGCCGGTCGTTCCATTGCCCGCATCGTAATAGAGATACCACGTCGACCCTTCGGTGTAGATCTGGCCCTCGCGAACGCCTTGCGAATCGGCGCTCGCCGCCGTCGGCGTAAGCATCGCCGAAGGCATCGGCCAAACGACAATGGCAGGATCGGCCACGACGCTAAAGCCCCCGGATGATGTCCAGCCAGTGGCCCACGTATCTTCTTGAATCAGCAACCCCGTGGAGTTGCGCGTAATCAGCGGGGACATCAGGCATCAGCGTTGCAGCATCCAGCCGGCGATGTCGACGTAAAGGCCGCCGCCGGTTGTGTTGTTGATGTAATTGAACGTCTGCGAAGTGTCGAGCGGCAATGTAACGTAGGTACCAAGGTTAGCAACGCTCGCATCGTTCGAGCCCGCAAGACTTACCGCGAATACGGTAGTGCTGACCGCCGTACCGCCCTGGTTAAGATAGACAGTAACCGAGGTCGTCGTCGTATTCTGTATGAATGCATAGGCCAGTTGCGACGTAACGGGAACGGCGCTTGCGGCAGAGATGTTCGTGCTGGTCGTCGCCGATCCGTTCGCAAGAGCGCGGAATGGCGACGCGCCGATATTGGTGCTCATCCACCGCACAAATCCGGATTGATCGCACTGGAACGGAAAGAAGTGCGACGACGCATCCGTCAGGAACGAGCCCACGTAGCGATTCGTCGTGTCGCCCGTTTTGGAGCGCGCGAAGCCGCAAGCGGTTGCGAACGCAGTCGGAGCCGTCGTCGAGACGGTAAACGTCCCGCTGTTGTTGACGTAACCGTGATACCAAGTCGAGGCGGAAGGTGACGTCGGCGTGATCGTCTGCGCACTCACCGCAATGATACTGTTCGTGCTCTCGATGTATAGTTGCCCGCTGCCGATCGAGATTTGCGTGGTGCTCACCCACCCCGGCGAACAGCCGATAACGACACCTGGGGTTGCTGATCCGCCGCCCGCATAGTTCGGGACGTTCAGCGTGGTCCCCGTAAGCGTTGCTGCGCCGCTCGAACCCGTTGTGGTGAGCGTAATAAGCGGACAGGTGATCGGGCCGGAGTAGTTCGTGCCGTCGGAGGCCGCCGTACACCCCATGTTCTTTTGAAGCACAACGCTCGACGCGCCGTTGAACGTGCTGGTCGTCGGCGTGATCGTGACGACGCCAGCGCCGAGGTTAACGAAGGTTGCCGACCATCCAGTCGTGAAACTGCCCGTCGCCTGCGGAAGCGTGACCGCAACGGGAGAGGCGTTGTTGAACGTTACCAGCTTGCCCTGATCGCCCGAGACAACGGTGTAAGTCGTGCCCGTCTGCGCGTTGATCGAGACAGGCAGATTGCCGGTAACATCCGCAGTTCCGAGGTTGACCGCCCGCGCCGTTCCGTCCTGCGTTCCGCTGGTGACATGCACAAAGCCGGTACCGCTAGGAGTCGAGCCGGTCGGTGTTGCCCATGTGCCATCACCCCGCCAGAAGGTCGAGGCCGATGCACTTGTCCCGCTGTTCAGGTTGGTAACAGGCAGGTTGCCGGTGACGCCGCTCGTCAGAGGAAGGCCGGTCGCATTGGTCAGCACGCAAGCAGAGGGCGTCCCAAGGGCAGGCGTAACAAGAGTCGGCGAGGTCGCCAGGACGGCGTTCCCGCTGCCCGTTACCGTCAATTCGCCGACGACGCCCGCGTTGTCGTAGAGCACCCGGCCCGTCGTTCCGCCCGAGATTGATGTCGTCCCGATCGTGATGCCGCCGGAACCGGGCGGCGTCGACCACGTACCATCACCCCGCCAGTACGTCGACGAGCTGGCACTCGTACCGTTGTTCAGGTTCGTCACCGGCAGGTTTCCGGTCACGTCGGAGCCGAGACCGACCGCGCTCCACGCGAGAGAAGCGCCGCCGTGGAGCACCTGCGTGCTCGAGCCGATCGTCGACATGATGGCGATGTCGTTGCCGCCATTGCCGACGATGACGCGCCCGAGCGTCAGCGCCCCCGCCGTGTTGGTGACGGTGCCCGCGCCGGATGGCGTTGACCACGTACCATCGCCGCGCCAGAAGGTAGACGCGCTCGCACTTGTGCCCCCGTTCAGGTTGTTAACGGAAAGGTTCCCCGTTACCTGAGTCGCGAGGTTGACGTTGCCGGTCAGAGCAGAGGCCGGGAATCCGGTGCAGTTCGTAAGCGTTCCCGAGACCGGCGTTCCGAGCGATGGCGCCGTGAATGCGAGGCCCGATACCGCCGCGATCGCGGCAACCGTGGCTTTGAGTGATGCGCCGTCGCTGGTGCGCTGCAGTTCCATCACGTCGGTAAGCGCCGGAACGTCGGTTGTGATGCCCCATATTCTTACGTCAGCCATGGCCTAGCTCCCTACTGAATAGCCGGTAAATTGAGTGAAAACGTCGACCCGAATGGTTACCGCAACGCTCGTCGTATGCAGCAGCGTTCCGCCCGTACCGCCATTGTAGTAAGCAACGGTCGTCGGGTTGGAAATCGCCGAGCCATTCGTCGCAAAGAACATTCCGAAGGAATTGATCGCGGGCGAGAACGTCATTGTGACCCGCGTTCCGTTCGCACTGAGCGTGCAATAGACAGACGCCACAAAGGGCGAGTTGGTCACAAACCAGCCGGTATCCGACACCGCCGCCAGCTGCCCGATCGGAATCGTGATTGCGCCACTCGACAGACTCGTCACCGGGAAGGTGCGACCGTTGGCCGGCGCGATGCCAGTCAGAGCGTTGAGCGTCAACCCCGGATGGTCGGCAACGAAAGCGGACTGACTGCTGTACTCGCCGGAACTCGAACCTGACACACCGAAGTAGAGTTGCGCGTAGTAATTGATCGCGCCCTCGTCCTGCGTGTAATTGATGTCGACCGTGTCTATCAGGACGACGGGTGGCGCCGAGCCCGTCACGCATACTTGCCCGATGGAGTCGACAGGCCAGCCATGATTCCAGTTGGCGATGGCGTTCGTCGTGGTGAGACAGACGTGACCCGCATCGTCTCCTAGGATGCCGTCGTTGTAACGACGGTTCGGCGCGCTCGGCGGGCTGTCGATCAGGACGCACAGCGCCCCGGAGTCCGTAATCCTCGCCCAACCATCGATAACCGGAGCGCCGACCGGGACGGACCCCGTAATGACATAGAGCGTATTGTCGGAGGCGTAGCGCAACCCGGTGCGCCACACACCCGTAGGCGTCGAGGTGGAGACGTTCGCGCGTCCGGTTGCATCATCTACGGCGAGTCCATTGATGAATGGAACGGCCACGCTCCACCTTCAAAAAGGCCCGGCAGGACCATGACCCGCCGGGCGTCAAGCGCCGATTTATCGACGCGAGAGGAACTTACGGCGTCGTCACCGCTTCCGCAGTCAGGAACACGTAGTCGCCCGCGACGAGCGCAACGCCTGTCTCGTTTGTCCACGTGTTGTTCGTCGTGGCCGCGATTGTGACGCCGTCGGTGCCGATGCCCGCCGTACCGCTCGAGGTAACGCCCGCCGTGCCAACACGGCAAAACTGCGCCAGATTGCGGCTTCCTGCGAGCGGCGTGCAAGTCAGCGTCATGCCCAGATGGAAAGGCGCGGTCGCATCCGAGGCGGAGCCCACCGTACCGGTCGGCTTCCAGACTTGGAGATTCGATGCACCAATGATGGGGGATGCAATGCTCATGTGAATATCTCCTGGTTTACGATTAGCTGTCGGCCATGACGCCCTGGAATTGTGCGCCCGATGTCGTCAGGTTGCCCGCCCATGCCAAGAGTTGCACGACGGCGTCTTGGTTCACGCTGTAGCGCTTACCCGGATCGAGCGTGGTGAAATTGCGCTCACGGTGCGGACGCAGGAACAGATACTTGGTGTTCAGGAAGTACATGGTATTCGTCGGAGCATAGCCGCCGATACCACCATCGAGCACCACGTCAGAATTCATGAACTTGACAGTTACGAATCCCGAATCGGCCAGTTTCGCATCCATGAAACGCTGATTGGCCTGGAGCGACGACATATAGAACGCCCAATAGCCGTTGTCGGCCATGATCAGGTCGGGGTGATCCGCGCCACGGACGCATTTCGCGTAAAGCGTATTCATGCGCGACTGGATGTTCGACGCCGAACCGCCGGAGGTGATCTGGTACTGGTTCTGCCAGAACGACCATGCGCTGCGGTCGATGCCGCCATACGTGCCCGAGGTCGGCGTTTTCGACACCGCGGTCAGGAGGCCCACGATTTGCTTGCCGCCGTTCGCCGTACCGTCCGAATAGATGCCCTGGGTAATCAGGTTCGCCATCGAGGATTCGCCCACCTTGATGCGTGACTCCATCAAGTCGATGATTTCCTCTTTGCCCGAGTTCTGCAGCATCTCAAGGCCGGACATTGTGATCGGGCAGGCCGCCTGCTTGATGTCGTATTGCGCTGCCGAGATAACGTCCTGTGCGCCGACGGGAAGGGCCTCATAGCCCGAGTACCATCCGGCGTTGGCGTTGGCCTGAAACGACAGCTCTTGCAAGATGACGTTACCGCCGGAGAAGGTCTTGATGTTCCCTTCTTCCTTCATCTTGACGAGAATTGCGTTGTTCTTGGTGACGTTGTCGGCGATTTCGCCGGTACGCGACTGGATGGTGGTCGCGATGACGTCGGAGATAGCACTGTTGGCGAATGCCATGTGAACGGCTCCTATGTTGGTGAACGGATCTCACCCCACAGGCTGGCCGGGCATTCCCGGTGCTGGAACTCGATGGCCCGCTATAGCTTGGGTTCGGGTTCCGTGGATGACGGAACGGATAGTGCTTTATCTTTTCGGGACAGTCAAGATAGTTCCTCGAAATTCCTTGCAATAGCATCCCGAAGCGACTCATTTCTGGCAGAAGGGCGAACTTTGCCCCCGCTGGGTGCCCCCTTGACTGAAACATTCGCCGCGTTCGCCTGTCGCTGCTGCTGGCCGTTCTGCTCAACCGCCCGACCGATCAAAACCTCGCGAATCTGCGGGTGCATGCCTACGGCGTAGTTATAGGCTTCCTGAAGGTCGCGGGCAGTGCCGTTTTCGATCAAACTGGCCATAATCCCGCGAACCTGGGGGAAAAACTCGTTTTGCGGGTCGTTTGCGAAGGCGGCGAAGTCGTTTTGAGTCTGCGCGAGCGCTTGCGACTGCGCTGCGGCGGTCCCATAGGTGCGCTCGCTCAGTAAATTGGCGTTTTGGGCCTCCGCGCGGGCCAAATCGGCATTTATGGGCTGCGAAAGGTCGACGCCATATTGCTGCGCAAGGGAATGCATGAGCAATTTGCGATATTCCGGACCACCGGTGCGTAAATCGTGCGCCGTGCGGAGAAGCGAGCGGATTGCGGCAATCGGAGTCGCCCCTTCGGCCTGTAACTGCTGCGCGTAGGGAACAAACTCGTTCAAAACGGCCTGGGCGATCTGCGCCCGCTGCGCAATGCTCTGAAAACCCTGTTGAAGCTGCAATTCCCGCTCATGGATGTAGGCGCGGGCTTCCTGCGGAATAGCCGCATAGGCTTCCCGCATCTTCGGTTCCCATGAAGCGGGCGCGTTGTCCCAATTCGGGGCGGGTTGCTGCTGCGCGCGTCCGTTTGCGTCCGTTTGCGTCCGTTCGCGGGCGGCCGCGTCCGGCTCCGGCGCCTTGGATTGTTCCTCTTTCGCGAGGAAACGCCCTTGCGCATCGCGCCCCGGTTTCGCATCCGGCCGCTCGTCGTCCTTCGCAGTCGCCTTGTCGAGTTCTAACTCGAGCGTTTCCCCGAGGCTTGGCGGTTCCGTCGTCTCGCCATCTGGCGGCAGGACATCGACTTCGGTCGGATCAAATTCCGGGTCTCTTTCGGCCATGTTTTCCTCTCTTTATGTCGCTTTTCCGGTGCGAATCGCCCGGTCGGTGTATTCCCACATCCTTTCGCGTAGCGCTTGGCGCTCGCGCTTCTCGGCGTAGCGGTCTACGACCTTTTGGTGAGTTGCTTCAAACGGGACCACGCCATGCTCACCCATGTGGTCGCGAAGCTGACTACGCGAAGCGACGATTGATCGGTCGATCGGCGAGACGAAGGGCTCGATGTCTCCCTGTACTGCGGGCGCTTCGGTTTCTGGCTCACGGATCACCTCGACGAAGCTGTCGGTCGCGCGGTCATAGCGGAAAGTGCGCCGGCTCATGAGAGCGGCTGCCCATCAGGTCCGAGAATCTTCGGGCCGGTAGCGGCCTGAACTGCGTTGCTTTCGGCCTGATGGCGCATTCCCTGCTGGTGCTGCTGCTCGCTGATCGCCATGTCCTGCGCGCCCTTGAGAACATCGCTCCGCTGCTGCGCCGCCTGGCTTTCCGCATCCATGACCATCTTCTGCCGGGCCGATTCCTGCTTCACGTTCGCCTGAATCAGAATCGCCTGAACCTCCGCCATGGTCTTTTCGCGGAAGGCTTCGAGTTCCCCTTGCATCTTCAGCCGCTCGTTCGCCGCTTCTTCCTGATTGCGCTGCATCTCGCCCTGAATTTCGGCCATCCGTAGCTGCATCTCCGCTTGGCGGTCCTGCGCGTCGGATTGCTGTTGCGCCTGAATCTGCATGACCTTCGGATCGGGCTTCGGCGGAGGGGGATTCGCGCGCATCTGCTCGAAAGCGGACTCGATGACGCCCTCGATATCGCGGCCAACGCGGAAATTGCGGATTCCGAACATCAGAAGCGACTGCGCGATCGGCGCGATTTGAGGATTCGCTTCGACCGCGGGAATCGCCTGCTGCAAGAACTGGGTAACGCCGGTAATAAAAGCGTTGGTCGCGTCCCGCTGGGCGTCCAAGTCCGGCTCGATCAGGCTGTCGGAGGCTATTTCGATGCGGTAGTCGGCCAACTGTCCGGCGCGCAAGAGCTGAATCGCCTGTTGGACGATGTTCTGCGTCGAAGTGGCGAGGGGCGCGGGCCACGGAACGACGTTCGGCGCCGGGGGCGCGGGCATTCCGGCCGAAGGGGGCGCAGGCAGCATGCCGCCGGGAAGGGGTTGGGCTCCCGGTGGCGGCGCGGAGGGACCAGCTCCGGGGAGAGACATGGGGACGCCCGGAGAAGTGGGGGGCGCCATCATGCGCTGCGCCATTGCTGCCTGCGCTTCCTTGATCGCCTTCTGTCCATCAGGCGATTGCATGATCGCGGACTGCGCGATCAGCGTGTGTATATCGAAGAACCGGACCGCGACGTGCCCCATCAGCTTCAGCACATCGGTAACGAAGCGGGCGAGTTCCTGCTTCTGCGCGTCGAGGCGGACAGAGGTGAACTGCGTCTTGATCTGCTGCGCGCCGAGGGTCTCATGGGGGTTCGAGGCACCCCGGACGATGTCGGAAATCCCGGTGATCTGGTAAATGTCCTGAATCATCTGCTGCCGCGCCTGATAGAGTTGCTGAATCACTTCAATAACGGTGTCGAGCGGGACCCAGTCGATAGAGCCCTTGATTCCGCCCTTGTCGGCGAAGGCCGCCCAGGTGTCGATCGGAATGAGTTGGTTCTCGAGCCCCTCGGTGAATATCCGCTGGATGCCTTCCTGGCTCTGGTCGTAGACGCCGACGACCTTGCAGGCCTTGATCAGGTAATCGAGCCGATTGGTAATCGCGTCGATTTCCCGCGCCTGATCCTGGTACATGCAGTAATCGGGCTGCGGAATCAGATTCCCCGTCGTGTTCGTCGCAAACAGAGGCTTCGGGCAGGGAAAGAAGCCGGGGAATCCCATCGGATCGTCTTTTTCGTCGAGCAAATCCGCCATGCGCATGGAAAGCCAGCATACGGTGGACGTGCGCTTGTCCCACACCTCGTAAATCTTCGCCTGCTTGAACACTTCCGACTTCGGCTCGTCGGTCTCACGGGTCGATTGATTCGCGTCCGGATGACGGGCGGGCGTGTAGTCGAGCGGAACTCTCTCGCCGATGTCGTCGCCAAAGCGGGCGCAGAGTTCATCGCGGGTCATGTAGACGATCCGCCACAGCGCGGGGACTTCCTCCCACGTCCGGCTCGAGACCCAGCCGAAATCTTCCCAATAGACGTAGTCGACCGCGGCTAATTCACCCGAGAGTTTGGCGTAATAGTCGTCGTCGATCGTGCCGGTGGGCGACTCCTGCGCCTTCTGGTATCTCACCCATACGACTCCCATGCCGGGAAGAAGCCGGTCCTGTAAAGCATGCTTGATGGAGGGGTGAAAGTCGGACTGAAAGCAGAGTTGAAAATCGAGGACGCGTTCGAGGATGATCGAAGCGACGCGCGCCACCTGATCCGGGTCGGTGAAGCGGCGCATGACGATGGGAGTCGGCGGGCGCGAATAGACCGCGGGCATGGTCGTGTTCACGATCGACCACAGCATGTTGTATTTTTTGGTCCGATCGTCGGCGTAACCGGAAATCCCCACGCGCTTGTCACGGTAGCGGTCAACAACCTGTGTCCCGCGCTTGCGCCATTCTTTTGTTTGCTCGTCTTTATCGAAGGCGCGGATCTCGGCCTTCCAGTAGGCACATTTTCCGACCGAGCCCGAGCCGAAATCGGCGTAGGTTTCCGCGGTGCCGGCGTATGCCGTATCGTCGGCAGCAACGTTGACCGGATACTGACCCGTAGCCATTTTTTTCCTTTACTGCGGGACGAAATGACGAAGAAGATTCACCAGCATGTCGTTAAAAAGGACATAATTGTGCGTCCCTTCGCCGGAGGCGCGCGAGCCTTTATCGAGATAGCGGATTCCGGCGATGCCAGCATTCTGTAGTTGTTGCGCCGCGCCTTCGCGACCCATAGCAAGCGCCATCTCGTTGTGCAATTGCCCGCCCGTCATCGGCGTGTCAGAGGAAAGAGCACTCTGCACATAAGGCGACTGCTCGGAGAGCAACTTATCCCAATCAAGAAAATGCTGCGGGCCGAGCGGATCGGCAGCTTCGGCTTCCGGCGTTGCTTGGCGGAGACTGGCCTCGTAAACATTTCCCGTTCTGGTTTTCAGGTTCGGGACGATCGCCTGCGCTGCGTCGGGGCCAATTTGCGGATGCCGGGAGGCCCAATCCATTGTTTGCTGCCGCGCGACATCATCGGAGAGTCCTGCCGCTTTACGGTTCATGAACATGTTTGCGATTGCCGAATCAGCAAAACCGCCCTGGGGACTCGCCCCTTCGGGACCAAGTTTCCCCGCAGTCAAGCGCTGATAAGCAGCCGCAGTTTCGGGATTCTCCGCGAAATAGAGCCCATGGCCATAGGCTTGCGAACCTTCTCCGCTCCCTATGTGCTCCGTGCTGAATCTATCGAAAAGATGCGGGCTCCCATGAAAGACGTTGATCGCCGCCGGAGGACCGACGCCAAATGCCTCACCCGCGGTCGCGGCGGGAGAATTGTCCGCGCGCAGGAGATTCGCAAGGTATTGGGAAGCATCCGGGCTCACCGTTCCAGCCGCCCCGATCGCCGTTCCGACCCCGTACTGCTCGAGCGCTTGTTGCAGCCCGCTAACGAGCCCCATGAACGGATCAGGCATCCTAGATTCTCCTATCGCGCTCTCTCCGCGCCGTCTGCCAGAGTTCCGCCAAGCAAACGTGCCCGCCAAAGGGCTTCGTCGGATCGTAAGGACGCTTGAACGGAACGACGTTATCGCCGCGGCTCTTTACCTGTCCGCCCACCACGCCGCGCAAGACATTCGCGAGCGCGTCGACGATGTCGTCATGGAGACCATCGGGGAAGTGGACGAACTCCTGCTCGAGCGTATCGAGCCAGGGCGCCTCCGCAGGAAGAAAGACACGGCCGGCTTCCAAGGCTCCCTGAAGCGGTCCCGCCTTCGCTTCCTTGTTCCCGACGCGGGAGAGCTTACAGAAGCGGGGATGGACGCCAGAGGCGTGCATCTTCTCGCGGATATAGGGGCTCGACGCCTGAATGATGTTGTCGTGCTCGATCAGGTAGGCTTCCACCCCGCGATAGCGCTGCAGGAGCGCACACAAGGCGGAGACCGATTCCTCGATCGGCGCTTGCTTCCGCCAGACGTCGACGACGTAGTATTCATCCGCCCCTTGCGCGTTCTGAACAACAGCCACGATCGCATGAACGGTGTAATCCCCCGCTCCCGCCGATAGAGCGAAATCGGAGGACGCCACATAACGGGCGCCCCTCGGAATGTCGATCGGCGTGTACTTCCACTCCAGCCACTCGGAACGAAAGAAACCGCCCCCTTCCCCAACCGGGTCGTTAAGGTAGAGGCAGCGCCATACCTTCGGCCCCACCGAGATCCTGATCCGCTCAACATCTTCTAGCGGGTAGCGCTCCGGCCAGAGCGCTTCCCCCTTTTCGTTGATCGCCTTGAAGTGGAGGTGACGGTAGGCTTCCCCGCCTTCCTCCGCTTCTCGAAGAACGGTTCCTGTGAGGTCATCCAGCGCCCAGCGGGTAGCAGTAATGCAGATTCGCGCTTGCGGAGCCTGCCGAGATAGGAAAACCGACTT